GTTTTGTCTTTTCCAAATGCATACGGTGTTTCATAGTGGCCAGCGTTTGCTGAGGTTGATGTTTCTTCTAGTTCATCTTCCGATAGAATCTCATCTATAATTTCTTTTAGCTTATTGCTTATTGACATTTGTTATTTCTTCCGATAATTCATATACGTTCATCATAGTACTTAAATGTGATTCATTAACTGATTTTATCCTTGACAACCTTTTAAGTTGATTTGACACTTCTAAAAGTTTTATGGATGTTATCTTATCATCAATTTTATTTGCAAAATTAACAATTTTCTTTTTTTCTATTCTTGCAGCACTATTTATATATGAAGATAATTTATCCGTATCTGATACGTTGTTTATGTATTCTTTAAGTAGACTAGTTTGCTTATTATTAAGTGATTTACCATATTTATCATTAAATTTTTCTAATAATATTTTTTGGCCCATCAAGCGAACAGACTTATCTTGTTTTGAATATTCTTTAATTAAATTATCAGTGCTATTTTTTTTAACTCGTGTTGATATATGTTCTACAATTGTATCCCTACTTAACATAATATCTTTAGGGTTATTTAATTCTTTACTTGTATGGTATTCAAATAATTTATATATAGAAGCATTAACTTTATAATTTGATATTTTAGTCCTAAAGAAATTGTCTAGGTTGTAGTTGTTTCTAATTTCTTTTATCAGGTTATATTTTTGACGCCTAATTGATGCACTAGATAACTTTGCCCTTTCTGTTAAAACTGCAGATAAGAACCTATCACCTTTTTCAAGATTTGTAAATTTTTCTCTTAACAACATATTATATAGTGATAATTCTTTTTTCAGTGTAGATGTTTTTCCGAAAAATTCCTTTACTATATTTAATGCTGGGGATGATTCTAGCCCATTTAATGTATCATTAGTTATTTGCCTAACTAAAAGTTCGAATAACACACCTGTGTTTTTTACTTTTGAATGTTTTATTTTTTTGGCCATGTTTACTTTTCCACTTAGAGACTACACTTATATTCATATATAAATATACAGAAACCCCTCTTATGTTATGTCCTTCTCTATTAAATTAGATTCATCTAACATACTATCAGTTTTTTCTTTAAGTACTGATTTTTTGTTTTTAAATAGATTCATAGAATCTGCAACTTCTTTGGCTAAAGGACTACCATGTTTATATTTGTGCTTTATAGATCTATCTCTATTTTTTACGTCTCGTTTGTTTGTTTCTTTTCCTAACGGATCTCTACCTCTTGCACCATTATCAGTTCCATAATAGTCGTTTTCCTTTGGTCTTCCTACATCTTTATCTGTTTCACCAGATCTAGTTTTTCTAGTATCATTTGCAGACCTAAGAGCATTTCTATTTTTTTTCAGAGATTCTGTTGCTACTTCTGCTGCTGGATCTTCTCCTTCTGACTCTATTCTAGATCTTCTAAACTTTTGTTTAGTATCTTCTACTACTTCTGCTTTTTGTTGTTCTATTTCTTGATCACTAAGATTAAATATATTTTTGTATACCCAATCCTCAGATAACATTTGATTTTGTCTTGCTGTATCTGCTAAATTTAATTTTGAAGACCACAATTCAATTTTTTCTTGTTCAGCTATTGTAGAAGGATTAGTTAAAGATAAACTAAAATCTGTTAGTTCTGCGTCAGTGTATCCTTGAGAGTATAAGTGTACCAACCCTATTTTTGTAAGTTCAGAAACAAATATTCTTTGAATCCTTTCTATTGTTCTAGCAAATCTTACGTCTAATGCTGCTAGAGTTGCTTTTCCATCTACTCCTTCTTCATATCCTAAGAAAGATTTTGGAATCCTTAGAGATGCCATCATTCTATTTTTTAGGTATTCTATATCTTCTGTACCTGTCCACTCTAATCCACCTAAATCTGTTATACTAGTTCCACTATTTCCACCTCTAGTTGGTAGGTAAAAATCTTCTAGCATATTTTGTAGATTAAATTTAAGATTATAATCACCAGTATTAGTATCCATATATGGAGTTTTTTTCATACGGTTTATTACCTGTTGCATGTATGTATCTACTTCAGCTGGGGGAATATTACCAATATCAATATTAAATACACGCTTGGCTGGGGCCCGCATGATCCTATGAATCATCATGGCATCTTCCATAAGAGTTAACTGTTTCCAAGTTTTTCTACCAGCTTCTAACATTGATTTGCCGTAAGGCAACCAATTAGTATCATTTAACATTCTGAAATGGGCTACCTCATAATTTTCATAGTATGTTTTAGCAGATGCTGCAGAGTGGATGGTTCCAGCTGCTCCTGCAAATGAAGGGTCATGTAAAAATCTAACGTATTCTGGTCTTTCTGGATCTGTTCCTTCTTCTCTTATTACCTCATAAGTTGAAATTGGTTCAACACCAGTAACACCTACTTTTTCTAATATATTTAATTTAAGATAAAAATCTCCATACTTACACATATTTCTAATCCATGGCCACATATTAAATTCTACGTTAAGTACATCAAAGTATAGATTTCTCAATACCTCTTGAATTTCTTGATTACTTGTGTTTATCTGTAATACGTCTCCAAATTCATTTTTCATCGTTGATTCATCAGAGTAAATATCAAGAGCAGAGGATAATATTGAATCAGAATCCATAGACTCATAATCAGTAAAAAGATCAAGTCTCATTTGAGCAAATGCTGTGGAAGGATTATATGTGCTTGAGTTGTTTGATGTATGTATTCTGTTATACCTATCAACTAAAGAATTTGAAGCTAGATTTCCTACTGATTGAAGCCTTGAAGGGTCTACTACCTTTAACCCTTTGTCGCCAATTTTTCTAACTACAGTTTGTGTTGAAAATGCCTTTTTTAATCTTCCAAAAAATGTTTTATCTGCCATATTACTTTTCCCTTTATAACCTTTTTATTTTATTAACCACGTTAAATCTTCATCGTGGTCTCTTCCGTTGTTCATTTTCCAAGGATTTTGTCCTTGGTAATTGTTTGTATATATACCAGTAGTATCAGACTTACCTATTCTACTAATTGCTAATTTATCTAGCTCTATACCTTGCTGTTTTAGTTTTAATGCTGTATCCCTAACCCACATTCCAATACTAAAGGCCATAACTAAATCATCATTATAGCCTCTTTGAGCTTGTGCCTTACTACCATGCCATATAAATACTCTTAATTCTTCTATGAGTCTTTTTGACCTAATAATTGAGACTTTTTCTCTTAAATAAATATCAAGTTTGGAAATTAAAAGTGGCCTAGTTTTAGCTGATGTTGTAAAACCAGGTGTCATTTGTGTTTTATCCTTTAAATCATAACCTTTAGTTAATTGTGTTGTCGCGTCTACTACACCATCTTGCTTATATGTATAATATAGATTTTTATAATCTCTATCTATTGCACTTTGGATCGATCCAAAACCTACACTAGCATTTTCAATAACTAATAATGCGTCATTATATTCTGTTGCTACGCCAACAAGCATATTACCAAAATCTTTAGGCGTTAATTGTCCTCTATATTCTGCTACCTGGGTTACTGTTTCTGTATCTATGACCTGGAACGTTGAAAAGTCACTACCATCACCTCTAGCAACATCCGCTACTACCATATAATCTTTATTGTAATCACAAGATTCCCAAATCCAATAATTACCATCAAAACCTCTAGTTTCTATTGGGTCTTTAACATGAGTATTTGCGTACCATTCTGTTATTGAAGGATCCACAACATTATGACCAGACGAAACAAAATCACAATCACATTCTTGGGCCGCCATTTTTGGACCTAATAATTCGTCTTGTTCTGCTCTCCAGTCTTTGTTTCTTTCGGGGTGGACAGACCAATGAAGTCTAATTGTTTTAAAATTATTTGTTCCTTCTTCTGCCTTTACCCAAGACTTATGAAACCAATTACCAACGCCATTTGGGGTTGATAAAGCAATACACTTACCACCAGTTGCCAGAGTTTGCTGGGATGATGCCCATATTTCATCTATATTATCAATAAATGCAGCCTCATCAATTATAAGTAATGATAGGGCTTCAGATCTACCTGCATCTCCTGAACTAGAAACTGCCTTTACCTGTGATCCATTTTTAAATCTTAGACTTAGTTTATTATCTTCTACAGTTGTACCCTTTAACCAACTTGGTAGATACATGTGCATTTCTCTAACCTTGGTTACAAGATTTTTTGCTACATCTTGTTTTGTTGCAATTACAAGAACGTTTTTATCTTGTTGAAATAACATTAACCATAAGGAATATCCTGCTGAAATAGTTGATATACCTAGCTGTCTAGATTTTAAAATGATATTATAATCGTTATGTTGAAATTGTTCAAGTGTTCTTTCTTGAAACTGGTAAAGGTCAAAGGGTATTCTTCCTCTAGTAGGGTGCTGGATTTGGCAATATTTTTTCATAAAATATACCGGGTCCTGTGAACATTTAAGATATTCTTCTGCTATTATATTCTTTAGAGACTTCGTCTTCTTCATATATATAAATATATTTTTAAAACGATTTTAGTACTACTTCTTTATTCTTTTTTCGAAAGATCTTCCACCAAAGTATGCACCAATTACTGTAATAAGAACTAATTGCAATAAGTCAGTCCATTTTTCTTCAACTACAAAATTAATTGAGCCTGCATCTATGAATATCATTAGTACTGTACATACAACTAAAAATATCAATACCAAGGGCCGTACATTTTTAGATAACCAAGAATCAGAATTCATATCTGCTTTCCAACGGTCACTAATATTGGCCTCCATATCTGTTTCATACTTAGCAACTAGTTCGTGTATTTTTTGTTCTGCTGCTAGTTTTTCTTCTTTGGATGTATGTAAGTTATCTATAACTCCACCTACACTCTTAACTAGGTCTCCTGCACCTGCTGAAAATATTTTTCCTAATATACTCATAACTTTATCTCCTTATTTTTAGTATTC